AGATTAGAAAAATATTATGATTTAGAAGTAAGCGATACTAAAAATAAAGAAAGTGGTGAATTAAATAGCACTAAAAAATTAGATGACAATAAGACATTATCTAATACTGAAAAATTAGATGATACTGAACAATTAGAAAATAATGAAGATTTAGAAAATAAGGTAAACGTCGTGGAATCTAATAAATTAGCTGATAATGAAGAATTATTAGAAAAAGAAGTTGTAAAATCTGATACAACTAATAAATTAGATGATACTAAAGAATTAGAAAATAATGAAGAATTAGAAAATGCTGAAGAATTAGAAAATAATGAAGAATTAGAAAATGCTGAAGAATTAGAAAATAATGAAGAATTAGAAAATGATGAAGAGTTAGAAAATGCTGAAGAGTTACCAGATACTAACGAATTAGTAAATATTAAAGAATTACAAGATAATGAAGAATTAGAAAATGATGAAGAGTTAGAAAATGCTGAAGAGTTACCAGATACTAAAGAATTAGTAAAGACGAAAGAATTAGAAAATATCGAAGATGTTGTTAATAGTCAAAAATTAGAAATAAATGAAAATAAATATGATTCTGAAGATGTTAATACACAGGAATTAATGGATAAAAAAGAAAATGAAGATCGTGAAGAAGATGATGATGACAAAGAAGATGAAGATGATTTGATCGATAATTTTTATTTTGAACAAATAGCAAAAAATGATAGTAATTCTATAGAAGATTTAAGTAATGAAATAACTCCCGAAGATGATTTGATCGATAATTTTTATTTTGAAAATATAGCAGAACAAAATGATATAAATTCAGTTAATAATCAAGAAGTTATTAATATGGATGTTAATATGAATAGTAATGATGATATGGTAACTCAAGAATATTCAAAAAAAAGTCGAAATATTGAATTAAATGTAACAAATAAAGAAGAAAATATAGAAGAAGATGTTAACTCTAATTTTAAATTTTTTAATGATACAATTAATTATAATTAATATGTTTTTTTACCAAAATATTTTTCTTGTAAAAAAATATAATGAACTCTTTAGGAAATCCAGTATTAGTATCTGTGCTTATTGGTTTAGTCAGTGTAATCTTAAGTTATATTGAAAACAAAATGAATAATTCAAATAGATCTAATAAAGATTATTTAAAATTATTTGTACTTGTTAGTGCTTCAGTGATAGTTTCAACATATATGGTTAATAATACTTCTGTATTAACTTCTTTTAAAGACCAAGAAATGTTAACTGGTGATCCAGGGTTTTAATGAAGTCGCTTAACTACATATACCCATGACCACATATTAGTATCAACCATAAAATTGAATCAATAATATTCCAATTATTTATTTAACTTTTACATATATTTCCAAATACAATCCAGCTTTTAAATTTAATAGTGAGATTTTTTAACATTTACTACAATTTTACCTTTCTTTCTTCTATTTGCATTCATATCTAATTCCTCATCATCACTATCTTCAAAATTCGGATTATAATTATCATCGTGGAATTGCCATAATTGAGGTGCCCCTAATTGAAAATCATCATGTGCTTCGGCCTTATACCAAAACACTTGATCTTCCAATTTATTACTTTTAGCATTATTATTAACAACTATACATTCGTAATTTTCAGTACATTGATCCATTACTTGGCAAAAAATATCAAAATGAGGAAACATGCCAGCATACTGTTCATATAATCTTTTTCTATTTGAAACATAATTTTCTCTTAGAATAAAAACAAAATCCACATTTGTTCTTAAATTTGGTGGTATACCTAATGAATATTGCATAGTAATGATAAACATCATCTTATAATGTCTACCATTCATAAAAAGTGATCTAATATATTTATTATTAATCCAACTTTTATCATATAAACAATCATCTAATATTAAAAAAGCTCTAGGATCTATATTACAACTACCATATTCTTCATTTTCTTTCTTAATTTGCGTGATAACTTTTTTTTGACGTTTAAGAACATTTTGGATAAGTTCGGGTTTATATTCTCCATGTATAAAAATACTAGGCATCATATTTGAATAAAACGCATTAGCTCCTTCTGTTCCCGAGATAACAGTCCCTACTGGAATATCTTGATGATGATATAACATATCTTTAACTAAAAAACTTTTACCAGTTTCTCTTTTTCCTATAAACACTACTACTTTATCATCAGATATCATGCCCATATCGAATTTTTTTAATTCTAAACTCATACTGATATTCCTATACATTATAATTTATTTTTTATTACGCAACATTTAAATTTACTTATAGAAATGATTATGAGTTAAATTTAAAATTATAATTTAAAAAGAATTAATAATGAATAATTTTTATAAATTTTTAGATATTAAAGAGATTTCTCATAAATATAAAAAAACATTTGAAAATTCGATTAAAAATGCTTTTAATTGTAATGAGGTAAATATTTTCAATGCTAATTATAACCTATTTGATATTGATAATTTAGATTTTAAACGATTTAATTCAAAATATTATTTAATTAAATTATTAAAAAAGAAAAAAAGTCAAAAAATACACATAAATGGGCATATTTTTAAAGCATTAATTAAATATAACAATAAATATATATTCAAAAATATTTTTTGTAAAGAATGTCCATGTTACAATCCACTATATATTAATATAGGGAATAATAATGATACTTCTTATTATCAATTTCTGTTAAATGATTTTATGTATAATTTAAATTCATCAGTAAATATTGAAATCTTAGTATCTTATTTATTATCAAAATTAGTAGAACATAATATTTCACCACATTTTCCATTATATTATGGTAATTGTAATACTAATATGAAAAAATATACATCAGAAATATCAGATAAGGAAATTAGTGAATTAGATAAGGATCTTAAATATCCAATAGTTATTTATAGTGATAGTTGTAATAGCTATCTACAAAGATTTAATTTCCCAGTTAATTTAATTTTTTCAGAAAAATTAGAAGAGGATCTTTATAACTATTGTAATAATAAAATATTTATTGATAATTTAGAATGGACATCTTATTTATTTCAAATAATTATGGCACTTAGTGTATGTCAAAAATATTTTGGAGTTTATCATAATGATTTACATCTTTCAAACGTAATGTTTTCCAATACAGATAAAGAATATATTTATTATTCTTATAAAAAAATATATTATAAAATACCTACTTATAATAAAATTATTAAAATTATTGATTGGGGAAGAGCTACATATAATTTTAATAATAAAATAGGTAATAATTTTATATTTAGAAAAGATGGAGACGCTTTTGGACAATATTATTATCAAAAAATTAATAATAAAGGAAAAAGAACTATTCCACCAAACCCATCAGTTGATTTGGCTTTACTTGCTGGAAATTTTATAAATGAAAAATCATTTCCTAAAAAAGGTAAATTATATAATTTAATTAAATCTTGGATAACTTTTGATAAAAAACTAATAAATTTGAACTTAATTAAAGATAATTCATTCGAATTCTATACTATTGTATCACATAATTCGTGTAATTCTATTCCAATAAAACAAATTACTAAAAAAATATTTAAGCAATTTATTGTAGATAAAGATTTAATACCTAAGGATTCAATTATATATGGTATCTAACATTTTAATTTTTATTTTTCTATAAAATTATTAAAATTTTTACTATTAAAATTTCTATCATTTGTATTAAATGGATATGATGACCATATACTTGGTTTATCAAAAATATCACTATACAAATTTTTTAAATTAGTAGAAGTTACTTGTTCTTCATAAAAAGATCTAGGTATATACCTATATTCGATCTTTTTATTGGGACATTGTTGTTGTTTTTCCATATAACCTGTGAATAATAATACTAAACCTATAATAAATAGAATCAAAATAAAGGATTTCATTTATTATATATATAAGATTTTTATAGTTCTTGTTCAGCTACTTTTTCAGAATTCCTTTCTTTGGCAGAAAGCCAAGGATCTGATGATTCTAAACTTTTCTTTACATCATCTGATAAATTATTTTCTTCTAGATTATTTTTTTCTAGACTATTCTCTTCTAAATTATTTACTAGACTACCTTGTTCTAGTTTTTGTTCTAGTTTTTGTTTTTTAGCCTTCTCTTCTGCTTGTCCTTTAACATAGTCAATATTTTCTCTAAAATGCTGTTCTTTATCTTCTTGATTCTCTTTATATTTTTTGACTAAATTATTAAGTTCTGATTCGAAATATTCTTGATTATCTACCTTGTGTGGATGAGGATCCCAAGGTAACCAAAAACCAACTTGTCCTACAAATACGTTAAAGTTTTTATCCTTTCTTTGTAATACCTTGGCTCTTACTTGTGCCTCTTTCAATGAGTCATACACTCCCCTTACTTTTAATCCACGCACACTTGTCTTGAAATCATTTTCCTTATGGAACATATCTTCTAACTGCTCGCCATTGGAATATAAGAAATCTTTATATTTATCTTCAATATCTTCACTAGATAAATCATATTTTTCAGCCATTTTTTTCATAAATTCATGAACAAAAAATACATTTTTGTTTTTAAGAACATTTTCAGGTGAAACAAATGATAAACATACGTAGTTTTGTCCTCTTATTTGATCATCTGATTCTAAAAAATCTTCAATTTGTTCTGCTTCTTTCGACATATGATCTATAATTGATAAATATCCTTTAAGTATTAATATTTAATTATAATTATATTTAATTTAATTATAATTAAATAGTCATTTAATTTTATTTTTTTTTCTTTTTATAATATATAATAATATGGACAGATTACAAAAAGAATTAAGCGAATTACAATCAGCATTTGATTTACAAGAAGTTGTTAAGAGAGCTGTTAAATATCTTATCGAGGGGGGAGCCGTTGCCGTTGCCGCATATTATATCCCTAAGAAAAAAATGAACATTGAAGAAATTGTTATGATCGCAATCACTGCCGCTGCTACATTTGCTTTATTAGATATGTATGCGCCAAGTATTAGTAATGCTGCCAGACAAGGAACAGGTTTTGGTATTGGTGCTAATCTTGCTGGTTTCCCACAAATGTAAATTATTAATTTTTAATAATTATTAAACTTATTAAAAAATAATTAAATTGTTTTAATATATTCCCATCTTAAATCTTGACAAATATCTTTCCAAATTTTATCTTGCTCTGCCAATTTCTCTCTAGATTTTAGTAAACTAAAATATGGAAGAAAGTGATCCATTTCTAAAAGTTGTAAACATTTGTATAGAACATAAGAATATGATAAAAAATTGCTTCTTTTATTAGGACAATGTTTTATCCAAGGCGCTTGTATTTCTTTAAACATCATTCTTAATTTTTCTTCAGTCTCTCTATCTATAATAGGAGCAGGCTTACCACTTAATCTATTTATAATGTGTGGTACATGTTCATAATATTTGTTTAATCCCAATTTTTTTAATATGTTTCTAATTTTATTTTTCTTAAGATTTTTAATGTCTATATACTTCTCTTTCTTAAGTTCTACCTTTATCATATCATATACATTTTTAGGAATATCTGTAGATTCTTTTGCTTGGAATTGCGCTAACCATTCATTGAAATGATTAATTCTTTTATACGCAAAATAACTTATTTCTCTAGGAGGTTCCTTATAGGATGGTTTATCTGAATCTATTAATATTTTTTCTTGATTACCACAATTTGGACATATATAAATACCTTCTGATTTAGAGAATATTCTTTCAACATTACATCTAGAACAAAATTCTAAGTTAATTTTTTTTTTCCTATTAATAATATAGTCTTTCTCAACATATTCTAAATATTTATCTAATATTTCACCCTTATTATATTTATTTTTATCTTTTTTAATGTCATCTTCTATCTTTTTTTCTTTTTTTGGGGAAAAAAAATCTAAAACTGATTTTTTGTCAGAGTTAGTTTGCTTTATAGCCTGAAATCCCTCATTTTTTTCATAATATTGGAATAAAATATTACTGGTGTTCAATAAGTATTTATTAGCATCTGTATTTTTTTCTATAAGCAATATTTTTTGTTTTAAAGCACTAATATCTTCTCTTATAGACAATTTTTTTTCTAACTCCATATCCGATAATTCTATAGTTTTTTTCTTGGATAAAATTTGATACTTATAATTAAGAGTATTTAATTTTGATTCTAGCTCTTTTAAAGAAATTTTTTCATTTTTAAAATTTTCCATAGCACTCTTGTGTTTAGCATCAATTGTTACTCGGAATTTAGTTTTTGGTGTAGAATGTTTTAATTTTTTTTCTTTAAATAATGACATAGAGTAATAGTATATAATTATTAATCTTTAAATATATACTATTTTAATTTAAATATAATGGATTATACGTTATTTTGA